TAATGGCTGAACAAAATGAAGACCATTTTCATGTACATAGTGAAAACAAAGCTAGAGAGCATGAAAGAAAAAAAAAGACAACTGTTGAAAGTTGGGCTATCTACATAAAATGGGGAGATGGTAAAGAGGATATAATTACAGAGATGCCAGATGAGGTAGCAAATGTAATTGACGATCATTTAACTACATTAGAAAAAAAACGACAAGTTGACTACGTAATGGGAAAGGAGGACAAATGATCTTATTTGGTAAAACAAAAGCAGATTGGATTAAGTTTTTATATAACTATTCAGATTATATAGTTATGTTTGTACTTGGTTTAATATTAGGACTACTAATTTAATTAACATACAATTAAGGGTGTTCGTACATTTCTTTGTAGGACACCTTTAATTTTTTATACTTATCTAACAATTTCAAATACTTTAATTTCCATTGATGCTTAATCTTAATTGATTTGGCTTTTTCTTTTTTGGCTTTATCAAGTTTAACCATATAACCTAATAATAGATTTTTACCCACGCCCTTGACGGTGGTACTTTTTGTAGGATAATTTTTCCGATTTGTTTTTTCGCTTCTTATGTACACGAGGCCTTTTTTTAGGTTTTGGTCTAGGTATAAAATCTTTAAATTTTTGTTTTGCCATTTACTTTTTCATTTAACACTTTTAGATCAATGATCTGTTTTAAAGTGTCAATTTCCTTATCCTTTATATTTATTTCATCTTTATAGGATTTGGTCATCTTTTGCAATGCATCTAACAAAAATCTTACTTGGTGCATACCCATCATTTTAACAGTTAAAAACAGTTTAGTTTCATTAGCTGTCATTTTAACAGATGCTTTACCATCTTTAATAACCGCATAACCATTTTTTACCATTTCGTTATCAAACTTACTTATCCAATCAATGCCATCTATATTTAACATTGCATCTATTTTGTTTGCATCATATTGATCTAGTATTTTATATAATTGATCTATCATTTCTTCTCCTTTTTTTATTATAGATTGATTATTCATTATGTACCTTTACCATAGTTAATGTTTCATTCAACAATTCTTTTTGAGTTCCCCATTTCTCTGTAAATGATTTAGGACTATAATGATAAGCGTCAACGCCTTGTCTGTGATGTCTAGGACATAATGGAATTACCTCGTAGTCACTTGCTTTGCGCCCCATACCCGTCTTATCTTTGATATGATGTAATTCAGCAGGACTATCAGGAAAACCCATCTTATTACAAATTAAACAACCAAGACCCGCAACTATGGACATATGTCGCTTTACATCATTACTTTTTGTACGTTTCATACTTGTAATCTTTGGCGTAGAATTTTCTTGTGCTTAACAAAGTAAGTTTTTTAATATTTTTGGTAGGTATAATCATTTGGTCACCTACATCTTCACCTGTAAATGACATAGAAAAAATATGACAATCTTTGTTTTTAGATATTAAATAGCCTTCTGTAAAACACATAGACGGTTGATCTTTGACAGCTTCTTTGATTGTTTTCCAGATACATTCACTTGATGCATCTTCCCACCAACACTCGTAGCGATCAAATTGATAAATAGGTATTTCTTTTATCTTTTTCTTTTTAGCCATTCTTATTCAAACCATATCCTTTTGCTTCTCTCATTTGATTAATCATTTTTGTTTTCCATGTTTCAAAATTAATCTCAATCATTTTCTTTTCCCAATTCCATTTAGCTTCTTCACCCACAGCTTTAGCAAGTTCGTTAATATGATTTTGATATCTATCATCAGACCTAGCTTCACGTTCTTGAGCATTTACACTATCTAATTTGCCCGTATTGGAATTTATCATCTTTTCTTTCATAATCACAGCTAATAATATTTTACGACCATGTTGCAATCTTTCTAGGTTTTGCTTGGCTTTTGCATGGTTATAACCAATTTCTCTTAACTTATGCATATGTTGTTCTGTTATTTCTTCACTCATATTCTTAACTCCTTCATGTTGTATGATTTTGCTCTTGCTATGTTGCAATGTTGTATAAAGTTCATTGTTTCCTTACTTGTAGATACAGGAAATACTTTTTTACTATGAGGAAAGTGGCCAAACTTTCTTTTAAAAGTATGACTAGCCCATCCCTCTTTAAAACCTTTTTGCTTTGCGTAATACAATAGTTCAGCATAAAATTTTTGCTTATCATCTGTTTTAGGTTTCATCTTTGGTAGTTCAATCAATCTACCTTGTTGTATTAGTATAGCTTGTTCTTTTTTAGTTGGCATGAAACTACAATTAGGACATTCGGGTTGTTCTTTTGTAGGTTTATAAACCGTATCACATTCTACACAAGTGAATGGTTGTTTCTCAATTGGTTCTATCTTTTTCTTTTCACGTTCTTTTGTTTTAGAATAAGTTAGTTCCCAATTTGGTACATCTTCTGGAAAACCATGTTCATATACACAACCAGAATGATCTATGATAAGTGTATCTTTTTTATTTTCAGCAGGTCGCAATGCTCTACCTACCATCTGTAAATACATAGAATAAGATTTAGTAGGTCTAGCTATAATTACACATGATATTTTAGGTTGATCCCAACCTTCTGTTAATACCATACAATTAGATAAAACTTTAATCTTATCATCTTGTAAATCTTGTAATACTTTTTCACGTTCTATTTCTGGCATCTCTCCATCTATATGGCCTGCGGGTATTCCATTTTGATTAAAGATATTAGCAATGTATTTAGAATGTTTAATGGATGAGCCAAATACTACTGTTGGCCTATTCTCACCATACTTTATCCAATGAGATACAATATCTCCTACAAGTTTAGGTGTGTTCATTCTTTTGTCTAATTCTTTTTTCTCATAATCACCTGCCATAATACGAATGTTTTGTAAATCTGGTATTGATGGTGCAACTATTCTATTGGGTACTAAATAACCTTTTGCAGTTAGTTCTCTAATCGTACCGCAGTTGACAAGTTCTTGATATATATTTCCAAGACCACGACCATCATTTCTACATGGCGTTGCAGTTAAACCAATAACCCATGCATCTGGATAAGCGTTTATCAAATCTTCAAATGATTTAGATGTACTTCTATGAGCCTCATCCAATATAATTACATCTGCTTGAGGTTTAACAAAATCATCATTATCTTTTCTAGCTGAAAATGTTTGAACACTTGCAACTTGTACATCAGAATAAACACTACCACTTTTACCTGCCATGATAACACCATGTTTAATTTCAAAGTCTGCAAGTTTTCTACTACATTGCATTACAAGTTCACGTCTATGCGCTACAAACATTCCAAACCTATTATTTTTAACCAACGCTTCCATCATAGAACAAGCTATAACAGTTTTACCACTACCCGTTGGTGCAACTAATAATATTTTCTTTTTACCTTCTTTGAAATGTTGTCTAATATCTTCAATTGCTTTCTTTTGATAATCTCTCAATAAATTCATTAGTATCTTCTCCATATATCTTTTAATTGAAACATAACTTCACCTAAATTTTCTGGTGGTACACATGAATTGGCAAACTCAATTGCCTCTCCTTTTGCATACTCAAAACTTTCACCACGTTTTTTAATGGCTACTAAAATTTTAACTAATTGAGCATGACGTTCACCTGCATTGATACCATATCGTAAAGTTCCCGTGTACTTACCTTTGTAAGTTGATGGTGTGTAATCCATTTTAATAGTTTTTTGTTCGGGTCTTTTTAATTCCAAACCTTCTTTGATCTCTTTCATTGTGTAAGGTTCAGCAGTTGTACATTGCAATATCTTTACGGGATAAGGTTGTTTCTTATGATGATAAAAACCTGCAACTCTCATAATTCTAGGTAAGTCTTTTACAACGGGATCAGAATTAAATTTAGTTGCCAATGCTTGTTGATACAAAGTAAAACTTTCTAAAGGCATATCTTTAACTAACCAATAACAATGGTATTTTTTAGGCGAAGTATTTACAATCATACTAGGTGGAATACCAAAACTTTCTGGTAAGGGTGTACCATCTAAATCTATAAACACAGACCTAATTTTTACAATATTTTTAGTTGTTCTTCCAAGACCATTAGTTTCATTAACAGTAAAATATATACCCGCACCTTTACTATTTAATTCAGCTAACTCATTAAAATGTAATTTAAGACTACCATGTAATTGTTTGATTAATCTTTTGTTTAATCCCTTATCATCAAATGTTTGGAAACTATGGTGCTTACCAAAGTAATCTAAAAACATATGGTAATGAGAAGTTTCATTATAATTACTCACAAGTAAACCCTACAAATAATTTACCATCTTTTGTATAATTTCCTTGCCAAACATTATCAGTAGCATTTTTATATGTAGTTGTTGCTTCTCTAATTTCGTTTCCAAGTTCTCCACAAGTTTTATACAATGGTTTAGGTAATTCTATTTTTTCTAATTCACAAGTAGAACAAGCTAATAAAAATATAATTATTTTTGTCATTTGCTTTCCTCCAAACTTTCTTCACTCCATCTAATTTTAGCACCAAGTTTTCCTGCAACAGATCGTTTCTTTCTATTCTTGGCCTGCTCTTTACGTTCTTCTTCTGCTTGATTACATATTAAATATTTCTTGCCATCTTTTTCTTTTACCTCTGTAAATAGATGTTTAATTTTTGGAAATATTTTTTCAATTTTTTGCAATCTGCATCCACACATTTTTGCCAATACTTCTAAATCATTTAGTATTTTATAACCTCTCCAACAATGACAATATAATAAAATATATGCGCCTTGTTCATCTAAAGATAGTTTCATTCTGTTTGGGTCACTTATCCAATCGTTTGCGTAAAACTGAAACGCAGGGGATTGTTCGTCTGTTATTGATTTTCTCATAATTTTATTTCTTAAGTTTAGTTAAGTTATTTTTAAACCAAAAAGAAATGGTTGTCAATGGGGATATCTTGGGTGCAGTTGAAGTTGTAGGTGCAGTTGAAGGTGAAGATGAAGGGGATACTTTTGCTATTCAAAAAAAATGGCAAATTTTAGTAATCGCATGGCAATGCTATGGCAATGCTATAAAAGTTTGTTGGAAATAAAGGGTGAATGGGGCAGAAAACTAAACTAGAGAGAAAAGAAAAAAACTGCCCCATTCGTAAGGTATATTTGTACGCTAATTTTGTGGATGCGCTACGCCTACCTTATAGGCGTAATTTGTAAATCTGGTCTAATGTATTCTATATCAAAATCACCAAGTTTTGCAATTTGAAATGCACGAAACGGAGGTATTACCTTCCATTTAGATACAGCAGGATGAGATATACCTAGCATTTTAGCTAGATTTTTACCACCATATTGATTAACTACTTCTTTTTTACGATCCTGTGCTATTTTATAATTGCTCATTTAAGTTCCTTAATTTTGATAGGTATTTCATTTGTTCTTCTGCTTCTATACCTTCGTTTGTTAGTTTTAAAATGCTATCTGCTTTTTTAAAATGTTCTGGAATAACAGATGATCTATCTAAATTAATAATTTCTTTTTCAATTCTTTTAGCTTTAGCACCTAATTCATCAATTAATTCATTTAATATTGTAGCCATGTCTAAATTTATACAATTTTATTAACATATGTCAATTAATATTTGACATTAGTTAATTACTATGATTTAACCCTAGTTAATCAATAATAAATATAAAAAAAAGGACTAAAATATGACAAGTATAATAGCAGGAAGTGGAGATGCACCACGTTATCCAAGTGTATCAGTTGGCGTACATAAGGCCAGATGCGTAAAAATCATTGATTTAGGTACGCAAAAATCAGACTTTGACGGTAATGTTACATGGAAAAGACAAGTATTAATTATCTTTGAAACACCAGAAGAACTGAATAGTGAAGGACAACCATTAACAATCAGTAAGTTCTATACTTTATCGCTACATGAAAAAGCAAATCTTGGAAATGATTTAACATCATGGAGAGGTAGAGCATTTAGTGAGGCAGAAAAACAATCATTTGATATTAGTAAATTATTAGGTGTACCTTGTTTGTTAAATGTTATGGATAAAAATGGGAAACCAAAAATATCATCTATCATGCCTATGAAAAAAGGTGATCCAATTGCTGAACAAATAACACCTAGTGTTGTGTTTAGTTTAGAGGACTTTCAAAATGGTAAAAAAGAAGTTTTTAATAACCTATCAGAAGGTATTAGAAACATTATTTTAAGATCAAAAGAGTTAGAAGGCATGAACCAAGATCAAGGTGATGAGGGTAATGGTGCAAGTGTCGGTGATAGCCCAATACCATTTTAATGTTAATCACAAATAACTCAAACTTACCAAAAGTAATTGAACGGGCTGTTAAGAATGACCCCTACGATAGTAGTGGTTCAGATATTTCTTGCACCCGTTTAATTGCGCCCCCTAGAATTAGGGTCTTGCAAATGAGAAATAATGATCTCATTAAAGAGGATGTATCTGATCGTATATTTTCTTTATTAGGACAATCAGTTCACCATATTATTGAACGAGCAAAAGTTGCTAGTGATATAGCTGAACGTAGATTGTATTTTAAAGATAAAAACATCACTAACGATTGGAAACTATCTGGTGCATTTGATTTACTTACGGGTGACGGTAAACTTATAGACTTTAAAGTCACGTCAGCTTGGAGTGCATTAGATGCTTTAACAAATGGTAAGGCTGAATGGGAACAACAACTTAATGTTCTTGATTTTCTTTGTCGTAAAAACCAAAAAGATTTAACTAGATACAAAAAAGAAGTTAAAGTTAAATCATTATCTATCATGGCTATACTACGTGATTGGTCTAAAATGCGTGTTATGCAATCAGACAATTATCCTCGTAAACAAGTTGTGATGATACCTATCCGTAAATGGACAGATGAAGAACAAGATGCTTATGTTAAAGCTAGAATAAAACTACACCAAGATGCTGAACAAATGAAAGAACTACCATTGTGTACAGCTAAAGAAAGATGGCGTAAAGAAGATCAGTTTGCTGTTATGAAAGACGGTAGAAAATCTGCTTGGCGTTTATTTCCTACAAAAGAAGCGGCTAAACAATTTATCGTTGGTGAAAAAATGATAGAAGGTAAGGGTTGTTCTATTGTAGAACGTAAAGGTGAAGATGTTAGATGTCAGCATTATTGTAGTGTCAATGAGTTTTGCTCTCATTTCATGGATGTTGCTTTTTAATGAGTGCTTTTAAAAAACAAATAGGGGGTGACCATTATAAAAAGATGGTCATCCAACCTGCTAAATTTATTAATGACAATAAACTCTTATTTGCAGAGGGAAATGCCATTAAATACATATGTAGGCATGGCTCAAAAGGTGGCCTACAAGACATAGAGAAGGCCATACACTACCTTGAAATGATAAAAGCTAGGGACTACTCCAAATAAAAAAAATAATCGCTATTAACCCTTGTTTTTGATAAAATACGTGGTTATGAATTATAAATTTACAGCTTTATTAGTTATATTATTTTGCTTATTAGCTTTTTTTGGAGGGCCAGCAACATGAGAGATAATAAAGTATTAGAACAATTTAAAAAACATACTGAAAAAAAACTTAAAGAGATGAATATATTTAAACTTCTTAAAAAAGAAGTAGATCATGGTGCTAATGGTACGCAACATTATGTTATTAAAAAAGGTGTTAATAAAGGTCGTATTGCAAAATGAAAATTAATGAAAATACATCAGTAAGTATGCCAGTTAAAAATATGATTGGTATTGTTGTAGCAGTTGCTATGGGTGTATTTGCATATACAGAAGTTACAGCAAGACTAACATCATTAGAAACTTCAAGAGAATTATTTGAAAATGATTTGCTTAAAAAATCTGAACAAGTACCAACAGATCAAGAACAACATTTTCTTTTAGAAGAC